TCTAGGACTAGGTTCATAAAGAACCTGTTAAAAATTCAAAATAAAAAAATTCTTAAAGGGTTCATTAAAGATTTTGCTAAGGATAATAAGCAACTAACAACAATAAAAAAAAATAAAAAGAAAGTGCCTAGAATTAACTAGGCATGGTTTTTAAAGTTCTTTAAAAAGATATACAAAAGAGTAACTAAGCATACCCACACAATAAAAGTAGTCATGATTTAATTTGATCAATTTTTTTATAGGCTTCCATTAACTTTTCATCTGTAATGCTTTCATCAAACATCCAGGAATCATTAATGTAAGCTTCTTTAACTTCTTTATCTTGTTGTTGAAGAGCCTTTTTAAGACTCTCTTCTTGATGATTGTTAGAGGTCATTTTATAGACCTCTGTATTGTTGGCCAGAAATCATCTTTAAGCATCTTTAATGCTTCTTTTAATGATGATTCACTCCATGCTGTTTTTTCATCGAAGCTTGCATCCTTTAAAAATTCTTCTTCGATGTAAATAAAGATTCCACTCTTACATCTTTCTACACTATGTATAAAAGGACATTCTTTTAAATCTTTATATGTTTTAGGAAATTTTAAATCCATATTAAGTACCTAAATACAAGTAATCATAATCACCTGGGCTTTCATCACAATTACAAGCCCATAACCATAGAACCCTTTGTTTGTTCTCGTCATGGTCTTCTAGTTGCTCATCATCCCAACATCCATATTCGTCAAGATGCTCTTTAAAAAGATCTACAGGACCGTCAAAATTAAGTTTCTCAACCCAAAATTCAACATTATTGGTTTGATCACCTGATCCACTACAATCTGCTATACATTCGGCTGGTAGTTGTCTTGTTGACTCTCTACCATCAAACCAAATAATTGGTTTTGTTTCAGTAGTCATAAAAATAATTAATAACTGGGCGGTTAAGGTTCCTTTATTATGAGAACCCTTTAAAAGGTCCGTAGACCCTTTAAGGGATTTTCTAGTAGTCTTTTAGTCCTAGTTCAGATAAAGAATATTTATGAGGGAATTGATCTAATAATCTTTTGTATTCATACATAGCATTATTTAATTGATCAAATCTCTTAGCTAATTCTTTATGCTTTCTATAACTTAAAAGACTTGTAGCCTTTCCTATGTTCTTTTGTAGTGTTTTAGAATAACAAGGATTGTTTTCAATAATAAAATTAATATTTATTACTGGGCATTTTTCAGAATTACTCAATAGTACTTCTAAACCTTGCCTACCTCCTGAGTTGGAATAGTCCAGGCGAGATATATAAGAACATGAGTCTTTACATATCTGTCTAGGAAAATAAGCTTTACTATTCATACACTCGCCATACTCGGTCTTTTTATATGGTCTATCTAAGAACTCATTAAGTTTCCTTAATACTGTTTTAGTTAGCTTCTTTCCCTCGTATGGCTTTAAGAACTCAATGATTTTATTAAACTCTGCTAGGTCTTCCCTATCCTGGTCTAATAGTTTCATTGATAGCTTTTCTATTTGTTGAGAAATACTTAACTTATTAGTTTCCTCAACAGTTAATACATTTTGCATTTGATTAATAGGTTCTGGGATTTAGTACTCGCTATCTATTAGTTAACTATTAGATAACTAGTACTGCATACAGTATTACTAGTGGAGGCCACCGATAAATAATAAACACAAATAATCTTAACAAAATGTAACAAAAGAACCCTAGATACTGCCTAACTAGATTATAAGTCTAGTAAAAACCTAGTTATACTAATAAGTTACACAATAAGATGTTCTTTTTGGTAGAAAAAAGTCTATGTATATGGGGAAAAATAAAGTTTGTATATATGCGTAAACCCTTCAAATTTTTGTTCCAAAATTATTTTAAAGACTACCTATAAGTTACCTATAAGTTACCTATAGGATAACTATAAGAACCCCTATAGATCTGCCCAGAAGTGATCTATAGGGGTCTTTTAGTAGGTCTTGCTTATTGACCTATAGTATTTATTCTAATAGGTAATGCTGTGGGCTGCTGTTCTGTGTGGGATTCTGTGACTTTGGTCGTTTCTATGACTTTGATGGTATCTAACCGCATGAACCCCCCTATTATCCCCCCATTTCTTCACTACTAGTACCTAATAAGAATTATTAATGAAACCATCGTTAGATACATTAGAATTACTTATCTGTTTATGAGTCATTCCTAGGGCAGATTGGGTGACTGTGTTGTTCATGGAAGAACCCCAGTTATCTAGGTGTATGGATAGGAGTTCATCTTTACGAGATCTTATGTTTCTATCTTCATCAGCAGACATATATTCAGTCCAGTAGGAAACTGCTCCTGATAAAGCATCAAGGATGTCATCGTGTACTAGAGAACCTCTATGTTTTGTTATACGAGACATCTGATAGAACAGTTGTAGTTTTAACTTACGCTCTGGAGCTTCATTGGGGTTAGATCTATAGTCTTTTTCTACTACCTTCTGGTCGATTATTAGCCTGTGAGAGTTCATTACAGGTTCTAGGATGTCTATAATCCTTAGTTCTTTAGTCTTTGTATTGCGTACGTCTTGTACTTCACAGGGGTGGTAACGCATAAGGAAGGGTTTTAGGAGTTCTGCAAACATACCTCCACCCATATTTGATTCAACGAGGATGGTATTTACCTTATTGGTCTTAGCTATCTTGGCTAAAGTTGTTAATACTGCGTCACTATATCCACCATTTAGTCCACCTGCGTCAGGGACGTATAGATTACCGTTTAACATCTTTACTACAGCGTAACCTGTAGCATCTTTCCCCTTACCTGAGGGGTCAACAAACATCACTGAGCCTGTATATTCAATCCAATCACCGAATTGTTGGGCAGGTCGGTAGAAATGATCTCCATTAAACCCTACACAAGGTAGTTCTTTAATGACATATTCGGGAGAAGAAGACCAGATTACCTTTTCTGGTGCATGATCTGGGTTTACGGAAGAGATTATTAGGTCTGATAGTTTGAGAGGGTATCTATCCTGGTCACTAAGGCTAGTGTCTAGCATAAATTGTAGAGAGAACCCAGAACGTCCGTAGGACGCTTCACGTTCCATTAGATCTATTGCAGTGAATCTTTCTGGGTCAACAGGATCTTTAGGCTTTACAAGCTCTTCTTGAAGGCTCTTGGCTAACTTAGGAGCTAACCTATCCCCATAGTTGTTTTTAAGGTCTGGATAACGTGCAGTCCAGATGCGAGTTGTATATCCACGTTCTTCCAGTGTTAAGTAGAGAGATTGTTCTGTTTGTGGTGTACCAAGAAAGGTTATTTTACCGTTTGGTTTTAGGATGGCATCAAATTCTTTTACAGCTTCACTTAACTTGTCTCTCATCGGTTGGGTAAAGCTGTTATTTGGAACCTCTACATCATCAGCAATTACTTCATCTGCTCTACTACCAGCCATTTGTCCTAGAACACCTTGAGACTTAACAGAAGGGGCATGGTCAGCTTGAGCAGGGCCAACATCAAAACTTATCTTAGAGTTTCTCTGAGCGTCTTCTGGACGTAGTGGAGCTAATATTGGCATCTCGTTTATAAGACGCATAGTGAAAGTAGAGAAGTTATCTGCTCTATCTTTACTTGCAGAGACAACAAGGAACTTTAGTTGTGGATTCATCCGTAGTTTCCACACAACGTAGGTAGAAGTAATCCAACTCTTACCAACACCTCTAAATGCTTGTATGATTTTTCTTCTGGGACCGTATTGTAAGTATTCAGCTATGTCTAATTGAACTGGTGTAGGATCTGGCAGGTTAAGATGTCGCCAGGTAATGATTAGAAAATATCTAAAGTCTTGTAATTTTTCTGGTAAAGGTTGCAATTATCTTTCTATACTGGGGATTACATCAAGGTCTGGAAGATTTGACATGAGATCTTCCATAGGACTCTTCTCTGTTGGTATGCACTCGATACCATTATCCTTGAGAAGTTGTCTGGCTACGTTAAGATCACCTGCTTTTGCTTCTCCACTCTTTACCTTATCCAACAAATTTTCTATAAGAACTGTATGCAAAGTTTCTAATAATTGTAATTTCTTATCTTGTCTCATAATTAGAACATTTTAAGATACTAACCCTAGCATAGCTTTAATTCTAGTAAATATCGTAGTCTTCTTTACTTTCTTTTTCTTTTGTCTAAGGTTTTTTGTGTGATGATGTAAAGCCATCTCAACTCTTAACAACTTTGTTTCTGTATCAGTAATACGTTGCATGGCTGCCATGATTAAAAAATCTTGGAGCTTGTTTTCTTTTACCAGATCAAGGCAATATTGTTTCATTACAAAGTCTGGTAAAGCTTCTACTTCTCTTTTTCTTATTTCAATTTCAAGTTCAATTTCAGCAGGTGGTTTACCAATAAGAACATTGAAAAATTCTTTATGTGTCATTTACCTGGGAAGAGTGCTTGCTCCAACATATCGCATAATTTATTATCAACATCATTGTCAGTTTTCTCGACACAGGCACGAACGAGATCAAGAGCAAGTTGACGGATTGCTTTTGACTTAAGAAAAGTGAAAAGAACTGGTTTTAATAGGGCAAGCATGAAAAAAATTAATACTACTCTTTACATTATGTACTCATTTGCTAATTTTGGCTTGACTCCTCACACAAGTCAATAAGTCCTATTACCCCAAAGTAGGGCTTTTTTTATCTTTTAGGCTTTAATTCAACAACACTAAGCTCTACTTCTTTTAGTCTGTGAAATATTTCTCTCATATCATCGTGCATGGTATCAATTTTATTTGTCAGTAATTCAATAGCAGTGGTATTTCTTACAAGGTCATCTCTTGATTGTCTTCCTCTGTAGGAAATAGAGCCAACAGAAACGAAACAAGCTGTTAATAAAGCCCCACCTACTGCTGCTGCAAGTTCAATCACTTTCCAAATTCCTTATTTATGCCTATTATGACAGAAAAAAGGTGTATGGACGAACCTAAAAACAAAAATACTTTTCAAAAACTAAAAGAAAAGTTTGATGACAAAGAAGAACAGTTAGAAATCTTAGGTACTTTTATTAGACTTGGAGTTATGGTTTGGGCTGGATTTATTATTAGCCTTAACTATATATCTTTACCTGGTATGGCAAAGGATAACTCACCTAAGGACATCACTTTCATAGCCAGCGTTTTTACGGGATGTTTGGCAACTTTTTCGGTGGATGTAGGTAAAAAAAAGAAAGAAGATAAACAAGGTAAACCTAACCAACTTGCACAATCTGACAATAGATATCAAACTATAAGAGTAGAAACACCTATTAAAATAATAGGAGCAGAGGTTATTGACCCTCCTAAACCAAA